GTACTGCATATTCTTCTTGCAGCGCTGGTGATATTTGGGGTAACACTTTAAATGCTTCCTGCAGGACTTCTGGCAATATTGAAACAACCATCGCATGGAGCCAAAACTACACTGTTCCAGCCGGATACAATTATGTTGATATCTTCTGTGTTGGCGGAGGTGGTGGTGGAAGAGGCGGATGGATGGACAGTACAGGATATCAACTTGCTGGTGGCGGCGGTGGTGGTGGATACACGTCGACAGCATTAAACGTAAGTGTATCAGCCGGACAGGTGCTGAATTGTAGTGTTGGTGCTGGTGGTTCAGTGGATAATAGTATTAGTTCACAGTGGAGTAGATCTGGAACTGGTGGGACGTCGCAGGTAGCGCGAAACGGAAGTGTGTTATGCTCAGCAGGAGGCGGGCAAGGTGGAGACGTAGCGAGTAGTGGCGGTAACGGCGGTTCTGGAGGCGGTGCACCAGCATTCAAGAACGATGTTCAACCGGGACGTAATGGTGGGACTAACGGCGGGAATGGAGCCGATGGAGCAACAATAGCCGGGGCCAATCAACGAAAAGGTGGAACCGGCCAGGGGAGAACAACAAGACCCTGGGGTGGGAATGCCGGAACTATCTATTCCGGTGGCGGTGGTGGCGGTGGAATTGCTACTGTGAATGGCTATTATGGAATTGGTGGCAACTATGGAGGCGGTAATGGTGGCATGTATAAATATGGTAACTCCGTAACTGTAACGACAGCTACCGCAGGGCAAGCAAATTCCGGTGGTGGCGGTGGTGGTGGACATGGAAGTTATTTAAACGGAGGCGGAACTGCCGTCGGTGGAGCAGGCGGATCTGGCATCATCTTACTTCGGTTCCATTAAAGAAAGGATTCAAAATGATTAGAGAATTTGCAAAACCGTACATCATGCTTGATACGAACGGTAAAATTTACAATATTGAAATGCATACAAACTACGAAGATGCCAACCAGTTTGCCAGAGCAGTATATGGTGACGGTGCATCAGCCGATGAATACCGTTATCTTGTGCAGATTGGCGATATTAAAAAAGATGGCGTTTACTATAATATTGGCGAAAACGGAGAGTTGACTGAAGCGGAATATATTCCTTCAGATGAAGAAAAAATCGGTCAGTTAGAAAAATCTAATAGTGAGTTGTCAGACCAGCTCACCGAAGCCCAGTTAGCTCTTACCGAGCAGTATGAATCTAATCTGGCACTGGAAGACGAAGTCACTAACACCCAGTTAGCATTGACTGAACTTTACGAAGCAACCCAAACCACTACAACCACAAAGGAGGCTTAATCATGGCAAGCTACATGGCAACAGTATACGCGGACTTAATTCGCAAGGGCAAAAAAACAATTGATGATGTACCAGAAAAGATTAGAGCAGAGGTCGAGGTTTTGTTAGATGCTTAGGCTATTGCTTTTCTTAATACTACGAAAGGAGGTAAGCGATATGGCAATTATTTATGCAACTCTTATTATCAAAGGTAAAAAGACTTACGCACAGGTACCAGAAAAGATCAAGCCACAGGTAAAGCAGGTCTTGATCGACCTGGAGTGCGAAGATCTGATCACGGAGGAGTAAGTCATGGAATCAATCATGCAGTACATATCTGTGCATTGGGTTTCATGGGTGCTTGGGATCATCTCTGTATTGCTTTCCGGAGCATATCATAAATTATCCAAACAGTTAAAGGCTGATCGTGCCAGAACAAATGCTATTAACGCAGGAGTTCTGGCACTCCTCCATGACCGTCTTTACCAGGCATGTACATTTTATTTAAAAAGGAAATATTGTACCTTGGAAGACAGAGACAATCTGGAGTATATGTTCAGGCCATATAAAGCATTGGGTGGAAATGGAACCGGAGAAGATCTTTATAACAGATGTCTGGCTTTACCATATGAGCCGGCAGAACAGGAGGTATAGATATGGATTTTGGAATTGGAAGCGTAACAGCGATCACAGCAATTTGTTACCTGGGCGGCATGGCCTGCAAGGCAACCACCAAGGTCAAGGATGAGGTTATCCCGGTAGTATGCGGAGTGACCGGTGGTATCCTGGGAGTAGCAGGTATGTACCTTATGCCGGAGTTTCCAGCAACGGATGTGATCAACGCTGCAGCTATTGGTATTGTATCCGGTCTGGCAGCAACCGGAGCGCACCAGGTCATCAAACAGGCAAGCAAGAAGTAGAAGGAGGTGATCCGACTATCTCCCGTTGGCAGTCCGGGTCATGGCTGCCATTTGCGACGTCGCAATTTATGTAGAATATTGACATGAAATATGATATGATGTAGGAGCTGCCGAACCTCCAGCAGAAAGGAGGTGAAAGCCACATGGCAGATTCTATTCTCACTTTTCTTATCTCTGTTGTAGCAGGCGTAGTTAGCTACTACATATGCAAATGGCTGGACAGGGATAAATAGGTAGCAACAGCCTAAACGGAACAGTTCACCGTAACGAACAAGAAAACCCCAGAGGATTAGGGCCCTCTGGGGTTTTCATTTTGCCACATGGAATTCTCACTTTCCTTAGCTGCCTACATCATATTCTATTTTTCTTCAAATGTCAATATGCCTAAATCAGTAGAATAAAAATCATGCATATGTTATAATGTCTAGGTTACCGCCCCTATACCGGTAAGGAAAGGGGGTGTCTTCAATATGGAATCAGTGCTTTCTTTTATTGTCGCTGTCGCGGCTGGTGTAGCCTGCCACT